GCTTTGCATAAATCGATTACTGAAATTCAGCACTGTATTTATTTAGCTAATAAACATCAAACTGAAAGGGTTGAAAAAGTTTTGGAACTAATCGGCACCATGCAAACTTTACTTCAAGAATTATTAACAATAGTTGAGAAAAAAGAACAATGAACGGTCTTGGATGGTGGATTGGCACCTTGATAGTACTTTTAATCATTATGATCCTTGCCGGTGTGGGTACAGTAACTATTCTGACATGGATAACGGAATATACGGCACCGTAATGCCCACCAGGTACCGGCAATACCCTATCAAGGATTTCAAGGATTTCATTGAGGTCATGCTGCAAAATAACGCTACTATCCAAGAGATTGCTGATAAATGTCATTTCAGTTATCACCAAACTTACAAGTACCTGAAACAGGAAGGATTGATCGAAAAATATCAACGCCGGTTACGGAAACGGAAACCACCAATGAAAATGGTGAAAGAAGTGAAACACTGGCCTCCACAAGTCCGAAAACTAAAGTACTTTCCTCTACGAATACCACCAACCGAATAAGGAGTAACACATGAGCGATTTTCAAGAATGGTTTCAAGAAGTACTGGAATTTGAAGGTACTTCCTATACAGACGATCCACTTGATAAGGGTTCGGCCACTCGATTCGGAATTATTTTAACAACTTATCAGGAATACCTGAAAAAGATTGACCGTGACGATGATATCGATAAAGACGATATTGAGAACATGACCATAGAACAAGCGGAAGAATATTATCTGTGGTTATGGGAATCATTAAAGCTTGATCGTATTTCTGAACGGTTACGTAAAGGATATGCCGACGCTTGTGTCAACATGGGGAAAGGTGGTGCTAACCGTATCCTTCAAATGTCCCTCAATACACGGTCCAACCCTGTTGATATTGACGAATGGATTGATGTTGACGGTCAAGCTGGACGTGGTACCATGCGAGCTTTAGCTGAAACGGTGTTAACACCTTTCGATTGGCTTATCGAACACATGGCCTATCACTATAACAACGTTTTCAAGGGATCTTCCTATACGTTCAGGCAACGGTTGCGAGAGGCATCAAAGGAAGAATCTGCTAACGAAAAGGATTGGTTCACTACCCGCACTAACCAAAACAAGTTCATTAAAGGATGGATTAAACGCGATGTGATCGTATTCCTAAAATCGTTTGATCAGGAAATGACGGTCGCTGATCTGATAAAAAACCTTTTACGTTAAGGAGCTAAACCTATGGCCAAGATGGTGGAATGGACCTGTAAACACTGCGGGAAACCGTTTATGAAAACTGCGCACAGACCACGTACCTATTGTTCACGGGAATGTTACCGTAACTCCAAAGATTTCAAGATGTCTTCAGCCCTTTTCATGGGTCGCGGAAAACCCGGTCCCAAAAAAAGAGCTTGACGAATCGTTACAAGTGGCGTTACAGGTTAGGAGATCGGTATGGCCGGATTAGGGCATCTTATTGATCGGTTCCTAGTCCTCCATAACTGGAAATCGGTCCTGTTCAACCCTCTAAGAAAGGCTGAAATAGCTGATATTGTCAAGCAACTTAACGAGATAGACCTGGAAGGAAATATCGTTACCGAATCCGAACAGGTGGAACATCGACCAGCATCACGCGCATATGCACCTTCCAACTTGGATTTATGGAAACGTGAAAAAAAGGTTAACAAAATAGATGATCCTTATTGGTAAAGAAATGAGATGAAGACTTTTCGTATCACCTACACCAAATCAGTGGAATCGATAATTGAGATTGAAGCGCAAACTGCTGCTGATGCATGGAAAAAGATTAAGGGCGATAAGTTGGATAAGAAGGATAAACATGTTATTTGGCATAACGAAGGCGAATTAACTTACAAGGTGGACAAAACGGAAGAGATCACACGCCACATAGCGAGTAATCCCAGTTGACCGAGATGATGAAAATCGATGGTCACGACGAAGCTATCGTGGGTGTTGTTAATCGGTTTGGTCAAGAACCTATCCTTTGTTACGATTACGAAAAAGTAATTTCACAACTCGTAACAGACGGGATGACATATGAAGAAGCGGTAGAATGGTTCGATTTCAACATCATCGGTGCCTGGGTAGGTGATGGCACACCTTGTTTTTTAGTAACCGAAAATTGGAAAGAGTTATATGAATGCCATAGTTGAAAAGATGGCCATATCCCGATCATGGGATCAAGCGCATGACGAATCGATAGAAGCTTATCAAGCTTTCCAGATTTATCTTGATATGGGTGAATCGGGCGGGGTAAGGAACTATCGTAAAGCGTTCAGGATGGTTAACCCTACAGCGAAATCGGTAACCAAGAAATGGCATACCTGGTTCGATAAGTTTCGTTGGGAAGATCGAGCAACCGATTACGATTCTTATTTAATAAAGGAATCGCAAACCAAGGTTGAAGAACAAAAGATAATAGAAATTACCAAGGTCCGAACCCAACAACTTGCACGGATAAAAAGGAGTAACGAAATCCTGTTCAGACTATTGGAAGTTGCCAGCGAATGTGACGATCCCAAGACCGCGTTAAGTAACGTCAAAGCTATCACTGATGCACTCCATACTTTCATGCAAATGGAACGCCAAATGCTGGGTATGGAACCCAACAAACAGACTACGGAAGCTAAATCTGCACAAAATATTAATATATTGTTAGGAAAACTTAGTGACTCAGGAAAAACTGTCCTCAGTGCAAACGATGTGCCGCGAGATTTACCAGCACTCCCCGGAAGCACTATTAACGTCAGCGGAGACAATGGTTTCGGCCATGATGGGATTATTGAAGATCCAGTCCAAGACACGGACCGAAGGGGCATTGATACCCAACAAGACACAACTGATGATCTTGAGGGCGATTTACAAACAGATCTCTGAAAACCGGCCTGTAAGATTACTGGAACTCAAAGGTCGGCAACAAGGATCGAGTACGGGTATTGCCGCCTATTGCTTTTTACGTGCCATCTGTCAACCCAATACTAACGCTTTGGTTATCACCGAAGAAAAGGGCGGGTCAGCAGCTAATATTTTCGGTATGTACGAACGGTTCTTAGAAGCTTTACCTTTCGAGTTGAAGAAACAACTGACACGACAAGGTCAATACATGAAGTTCGCTAAACCCTTGAACTCCAGTATCAAGGTGGAAGGTGAGAAAAACGTTACTTCTTTCACCTTTCAAATTGTACATTTAAGTGAAGCGGCATTCTTTCAAAACCTGGGTAAAACGTTAAGTATGTTATATCAAACGGTACCGGATAATCCTGATACCTTCATTTGCCTTGAAACTACCGCTAACCGTTACGGTGACGATTTCCATACCGAATGGGAACGTGCCAGTGAAGGGAAAAGCGATTTCTATCCGCTCTTTGTTCCCTGGTACTATCACGACGAATATAGCGCCTTGTTCCGTGAAGATCAAGATAAAGAAACGTTTGAACGTACCTTATCCGATACTGACGATTCGCAATACGGGAACGAAGAACAAATCCTGTTAATGTATCCCGAACTGACACTGGAGAACATGCAATGGCGTCGTCACGCTATACGTAACAGATGTCAAGGTAGCGTAGTGGAATTCAACCGTCAATATCCGTGTTCACCTGAAGATGCGTTCCACAAATCCAGCTCAACTATTTTCGATCTGGCGTTTCTGCGTAAAGCACGTTCAGAATACGTTTTTGAACCCTCGCCACGCACAACTTTAGTGGGTTCACCATCAGGTCTACAATTACTTGATGATCCCGAAGGTATTATTCAAATCTGGTACGCGCCTGAACCTTACACCGAATATGTTATCGGTTCTGATCATGCGGAAGGATTGGACGGTAGAGATTTCAGTGCTGCTATCGTGTTGCAACGTATGCCACTTAGAATGGTAGCCAAGTTACGCGGGTTCGATGGTCGGCAAGTAAGTATCGACGAGTTCACTGAACAACTACAGATGTTGGGTCGATACTACAACAATGCATGGATATGTCCTGAAAACAACGCAGATGGCGGTACAGTAATAGCTTTGTTACAAGATAAGTATGAGTACCAGGAACTGGTTTCTGAACGCGATTTGGGTGTTGTTACTTCTAACCGGTTAGGATGGCGTAACCAATCCAATACACGCCGTCGCGGTGTAGGGATGGTACAGGAATCGTTTCATGCTGACGAGATAGAAATCCCTTGTGTTCAAACTTTGAACGAAGCCATGAATTTCGTCACCATTAACGGTAAACCGCAAGCTATTAAGAAAGGTAAAACCCGTAAACCGGGTGAACCCGAAACAGGATTTTATGACGATTTAGTTTTCAGCCTGGTGGGTGCCTTATACGCTGAACATTCGCGACCCACAGCCAAATCCAAGAAATATCTTGAATCACAGTTTCACAGTGCGCGGTTCAGGGAAGTTAACTTACCGGAAAAAACTGATCATTGGTCAAAATACGTATAAGAAGAGGAGTTACAAATGAAATCATTAGACGCATTGAAAAACGAAGACGATATC